GATCACTTCGAGGCCGCACCAGGCATCGCGCTGTTTGGCCTACCGCCCGAGGTTCAACTGCTGGAGGAAGTGCGCACTGCCGACATCCCGACGATGGCCGCACGTTGGAACCGCGTGGTATGCCCGGTGTGTGGCTCGATCATCGAGCCGAAGTGGAAGCGCATGCTCAACAACCCCGAGCACGGAGCCATGTGGATGCCGGACGTTGCGGCCGACGGTACGTCGATGCGATCAACCATTGCAGGCTACTGGCTCGGCGGTGTCGCAGCGGCATACCAATCGTGGCAGTCGATCGTCGAGCAGTATCTGTACGGACTGCGGGACTACGCGATGACAGGCGACGAACAGAAACTCAAGCAGACCACCAACACCGATCAGGGAGCACCTTACTTGAGCCGGCACTTGGCTGAAGCTCTGAGCAACGCGCGTCGGCCGCAGGATCGAGCCACCAAGGGCCTCGAACGGTATCTCGTTCCTGACGAGACACGGTGCCTGGCCGCAGCCATCGACGTGCAAGGCGGTGTCAACTCGCGCTTTGAGTACCACATCGTCGCCATCGGTGCGGGCAACCAGAAGTGGGTCATCGATCGCGGGGCCATCAAACTCTCCGACCGCGACGGCATTGGCTCCGACAAGGCGCCGATCGACCCAGCTTCTCACCCCGAAGACTGGGACGTGCTTACCCGCAAGTTCCTACGATCGACATGGCGCACCAACCGGGCCGGGCGCGAGATGAAACTGAAGTTCGTCGTGGTCGATACCGGTGGCGAGGACGGCGTGACGCATAACGCCTATGCCTGGTATCGGCGACTGCGCCGGCTCGGCCTGCATGACCGCGTGATCCTCTACAAAGGCGGCAGCGAGAAGAAGGCGCCGATCATCAAGGAAAGCCTGGTGGGCGGCGGCGCGGCCGGAGAGAAGGGCGACATCCCACTGCTGGTGTGCAACCCGAACCTCCTGTCGGACATGGTGTCCGCGGATTTGCACCGCGAGATGCCAGGGCCGGGATACATCCACCTTCCCGCGCCGAAACACCCGACGCTCAACCCTGAAGGATGGGTCACACAGGCGGTGTTCGATGAACTGGAGGCCGAAGTCCGTAACCCGGACGGCACGTGGAGCCAGGTGAAGAAGCGCAACGAGTGGCACGACCTGTTCCGCATGCTGTATGCCGGCATGCTTCGTCGGAAGATGGACCGCATCACTGACTGGAACAACGTGCCGCCTTGGCTGGCGCCGCTCGACCAGAACAGCGAGATCATCTATGCCGAAGACCGTCGAGCGATGCAGGAAGATCCGGTGACACCGCCCCAAAGCGAGGACTACCGACCCCTCGCACCGCGAACTCGTCCGCGCCGACATGCAGCCCCGGTTTTCTGAGGGACTTGACGACGATATAGCAGTCGCTACACTCCGTGTCGGGACGCAGAGGGCGCCGCAAGGCGCTAACGGTCTTCCGGTCGGACCTTAAGCCGGGGTGGTGTGTCGTGACCAGATTGCGGCCGTGAGATCCAGGGATCGACACCCTGGACCCTCGCGCATGCGAGTCGGCCTGTCGATACGCGGGGCTCATAATCTCGATCGTGTCGTTGGTGCAGCGAAAACTGCGGGGTGGAGCCTGCGGGGAGTAGCGAGTGCCGAGCGGGGCTCCACCGGCTTGCAGCCGCGAGGGTGATTTCTCTCGACTTTATTTCGGCTTTTCCGCCTGGAAAATAAATGCCGAAATTGGGCCGCAGCAACTGCGGCTCCTGTCTCCGTGATGATAGCGCCTTCTCACACGGGGGCTGCATGGCCGTCACGCAAGCCGACATCGACGCGCTCAATGCAGCCATCGCCTCCGGGGCTCGCTCGGTGACGCTGGGTGAGCAGACCGTCATCTACAACACCACCGAGTCGCTGATCAAGGCGCGCAACGACATGCGCAACGAGTTGCTGGCGCAGCAGCAAGCTGCCGCCGGAACCCAGCGCGGTCGGCAGACCTATGTGGTCTCCGGCGGCCGTGGGTACCACGACTTGTGATGGCCACTTTCTCCGCAAACGGCAAGCGTCTCGGCCGCCCGCCCGGCTCGGGCACGACCAAGGTCGCGCGGGCTGTTGTCGGTCGCACCGACAACCCTCGCATCCGCCAGTCCGATGACGCACAGGCGCTGGCCATCGGCCGCGCCACGATGCACTTCATGGCGCGCTACGACGCCGCCGGCCGAGGCCGGCGCGTAGCCGCGTGGAACCCGCCGTCGTCTGGTCCGAACTCGTCGATGGAGGGCTTGCAGACCATCCGCGATCGGTCGCGCGACACCGTGCGCAACGACTGGGCCGGTACTTCCGCCGTCCAGAAGTGGAGCACGACGCTGGTCGGCATCGGCATCACGCCACGGTTCAACCGTATCAAGCGCAAAGAGCGCAAGCAGCAGATCGTTGACCTGTTCTCCGATTTTGTTGCAAAGGCTGACGCCGATGCCGTGCTGAACCTGTACGGCCTGCAGACCATGGTCACGCGAGCATGGCTTGCGGATGGCGAGTGCTTTGTGCGCCGCCGTTCGCGGTATCTCGACGACGGGCTGCCGGTGCCGGTGCAACTCCAAGTGCTCGAAGCCGACATGCTGCCGATCTTTTCGGCAGACAGCATGCAGGGACTGCCGAGCAATCACGTCATCAAGGACGGCATCGAGTTCGATCGCCGGATGCAGCGTATCGCGTATTGGTTCTACCGCGAGCACCCCGGCGACGACGCGATCGGCCGCAGCGTCGGCCCCGACATGCTCGTGCGCGTTCTGGCGCGCGACGTGTGTCACGTGTACGAACCGGCGCGGCCGGGCGCACGTCGCGGGGTGTCGATGCTCGCGCCGATCATCATGCGACTTCGCAACTCCACCGACTACGAGGACACGACCCTCGAACGGCAGAAGATTGCAAACTTGTGGGTCGGTTTCATCACGCGCGAGTTGCCGCGTGATGCGAGCGGCACGGATCTGGACGCGATCACGGGATTGGAGCGTGTGGTCGACTCCGAAGGCAACGGTCTGGTGCCGCTGCGGCCGGGGTTGATCCAGGAACTCGAAGACGGGCAGAAATTCGACTTCGCCAATCCGCCCGAGGCCGGCACCACCTACAGTGACTATCTGCGGACGAACCACCTTGGCACGTCGGCGGGCACCGGTCTGCCATACGAGGTGTTCTCCGGTGACATCCGCCAGATCAGCGACCGCACGCTGCGGGTGATCATCAACGAATATCGTCGCTTTGCGGAACAGCGGCAGTGGCAGATCCTCATTCCGCAGTTTTGCCAGCGCGCGATCGAGTGGTTCGCTGAAGCTGCCGTCGTGCAGGGGGCCATCGCACCGGAAGAGTTCGACGAAGTGCGCCGTGTCGAGCACCAACCGCATGGTTGGGCCTACATCCATCCGGTGCAAGACCCGCAAGGCAAGTTGCTGGAGATCGAGGGTGGCATCCGCAGTCGGTCGAGCGCGATTGGCGAGAAGGGCGACGACCCCGACTTGGTGGATCAAGAGCGCGCCGACGACGATGCACGCGAGAAGCGTCTGAAGATCGGGCCGTATAGCGAAGCCGCTGTGCAGGAGCGTCAACCTGCTGCGACGGGCGACGAAGACGGTATCGACAACGAGGAATACACAGCGCCGCCGAACGCAAGGATTCGGCGTGCCATTGCGAGGTACGGGAGCCGTGAAGCCTGAACAACTGGATGCTGCAGCAAGTGTCGGAATGAAGACATCGGTCGCAGGGGCTACCGTCGCAGGCGGCGCGTGGGCGTTCTCACTCAACGAAGTGGTGGCTGTCCTCGGTCTGCTGGCCGCCGTGTGCGGATTCTTCGTGTCTTGGTACTACAAGCACAAGCAGAATCAGCGGTTGCAGGCGATCCACGATCTCCGGGTTGCGCGTTTGCAGCGCGGCGGCAGCGACCACGCGGAGTTGGACGAGACTCCGATGGATGACTGACCGGTGAGCAAGGCCCGAGTCGCTGTCGCGGTGCTGTCGCTTTCCGCGGCGGCATTCGTCGCTCGTGTCGCGCATGAGGGATACACCGACGGTGCGGTCATACCGACCAAAGGGGATGTCCCGACCGTCGGTTTCGGTTCCACAATCAAGGAAGACGGCAGCCGGGTGCAGATGGGCGATCGGACCGATCCCGTCTCAGCTATGCGCCGGGCGCTGGTGCACTTCCAGCGTGACGAAGCCAGGATCAAGGAGTGCATCGGCCGCGAGGTCGAACTGCACCAGGTCGAGTTCGATGTCTACTCCGAACTGGCCTACAACATCGGCGCGCGAAACTTCTGCGTGAACCCGAGTACCGGCGGGCCGGGTGCCATCCCGAGAAAACTCCACGCCGGAGATTACCGGGGCGCCTGCGATGCGATCTTGCTGTATCGGTATGCCGCAGGGTATGACTGCTCGACGCTGATTAACGGAACACCGAATCGCCGGTGTTATGGCGTTTGGAAAGACCGCCTGCGTCTTCACCAGGCTTGCCTATCCGTTCAATAGCCTCCGAAATTGGGCCGCAGCAATATTGCTGAATAGTGTGCTCAGAATGCGCATCGTCAAATAAGGACGTTGCACAATGCGACCCTGCTTCACCTTCACTGCAAAGGCCGGCGACAAGCCTGCACTCCTGGCGATCGAAGACGAGATCGGCTTTTGGGGTGTGCAGGCCAAAGACTTCCGCGCCGCCCTCGATGCGGTGGAAGGGGATTCGCTCGTCGTCGAGATCAACTCTCCGGGCGGGGATGTCTTCGCCGGATTGGGCATGTTCAACATGCTGCGCACGTGGGCCGGCGAGGGCAAGACTCTCACCACGCGGGTCAACGGCGTTGCAGCTTCGATTGCCTCGGTGATCATGCTGGCCGGCGATCGGCGCGAGATGCCGCGCAACGCTTTCGCCATGACGCACTCGGCCTCGACGTTTGCCTGGGGCACGGCCGACGACATGCGCGACGCGGCCACGACGCTCGACAAGATCGATGGCTCGATCCGCGGCATCTACATGGACCGGATGGGCGTGGACGAAGCCAAGGCCAAAGAGATCATGGCCAAGGACACGTGGCTCACGGCCGACGAGTGCAAGGAACTGGGCTTCGTCACCGAGATCACCGATGCGGTCGAGGCGACGGCGAAGTTCGACGCCTCCAAGCTGGATCTGCCGAAGGGGGCCACGCTGTTCAAGGCCAAGGCTGCCGAGCCGGCGCCGCCGAAAGTCGAGCCGCCGGCTCCCGAGCCCGAGGGTGTTGCGTTGGTCGACGCCATCGTGGCCAAGGCCAAGGCAGCGGGCATTGAGGCCCACGCTCCGGTCATTGCCCTGTCGGCCAACACGATGGCCGAAGCCGAGGCCCGCATCAACACGGCGCGCGACATCGTGGCCCTGTGCAAGTTGGTCAACCGGCCCGACGACGCGGGCCCCGCCATCGCGGCCAACAAGTCGGTGGCCGACTTCCGTGCGGCGCTGGC